AATTTCAAAACAAAATCTATAGATTAGAAAGACCGCCAAAGGGTTTCTTAGATGTACCAGGCCATGACGAAGAATCACTTAACAGGTTAGGAGAATATATTGCAGAAGAGACAAGACGTAATCCTAATTTTATTCCTATACTAAGTAGCAGAGATGCAAGCACTACAGCGAAGTTTGTGCCTGTTATGCCTAACATGGATGAGTTGATGATGCTGCCTTACATGGACCGCATTAACAACGACATAAACGCATCGTATGGAGTCATGCCATTAGTCGTAGGACAGATGCAGGGTGTAGGTGGACTTAACTCAGAAGGCGAGCAGATTACAATATTTGACAGAACCATAAGAGAAACACAGCAATGTTTGGAAATGGGATTCATAAAACCGTTGCTAAAGCTTATGGAGATTGACACTTGGAAAATTAGATTTAACGACATTAACGAGCGTGATGAAACTAAGTATTTGAACAATATGAACTTAAAAGCACAGATACTTACACAGATGCAGAATGTAGGCGTAGAGATGGATTTAGACGCAGACGGTAATTTAGTATTGCCACAAGCTCCAGAGGTGGTGCGTCAGGATTTTCGAAACAGTACACAGGAGTCGCAGGAGGCCGAGGAGCTAAAAGAACATCTGGATACATGGAATCGGCAGCTCGAGAATTACGAGGAGTCCTTATACAAGAACTTAAGCAACTAGAAAAAGTACGTACTTACGCAGATTTGCGCACACAAATAGATGAAATTGCAATCATGTTAGCTAAACGAATGCGTGATGCAATTATGGATGACATGGATTCTGCATTTAGAAATGGTTATCAGTCAGCATATGGAGAAATAAAAGGACTTAGAAAAACGGCAGCTAAAGCGCCTGACATGAGTCAAGAAGATTTAGACGTATTGGCATTGTTAAAAACAGAGGGTGCTTTGTACAACGCCTATAATCAATTTCAAAATTTACTTGTGCAAAAATTAAATGCAGCTATTACCGCAGGTATAGCGCAAGGTAGCACAATACCGCAGATAGTGCAAAGCATGCGTCAAGTAGGCATTGGTGAAACATACAAGCTTACAAGAATAGCAAGAACGGAAATTAATCAAATAGCTAATGAAGGTAGATTAAGAGGTTATAAAGTTGCAGAAAAGATTGCAGGTCAACAATTTAAATATAGATTGTTAGTAGGTAAAGACAGGCGTGTATGTCCTGCACACAAAGAGTTAGCAAGACGTATGCCTAAAAGCGGTATGTTTTTAGGAGATTTAATTATGTTACAACAAGAGGTAGGTGCAAAGTATAGAATGAACTTAAGAGGCCATTCTTTATTGCATCCTAATCAAAGAACACAACTAGTGAGGATAGTATGAGTAGAATGCCTGACCATATTAAAATACATATAAGTAATGCAAAGTATGGTCATCACGGAAACGGAAAGGAGAAAGATGAGCAAACAGTGTAAAAAATGTTTAAGAGGAGCAATGACAGTCCATATAGCGGCTAACGGATTATGTGAAGAGTGTGAAACAGAAAGAGCTTGGAAGAATGCAGACAGGCAGACCATACTTGCAGCACAAAGAAAAAAACGTATAGATTATTATCAAAAGGCACAGAAGTATATTGACAAAAAGTGGAAAGAAAAGTACGGTGACGAGCATATAGAAAACGTCAAGATGTATAAATGACAGGCAGAGTAGTTATACAAGATACGCCAAGAGTAAGAGAGTTCTTTCAAAAAATAAGACCTAATTGTTTAAAAACATTACATTTATCTTTAAGAGATACGGCTGACGCTATAGAGGCACAGGCTATAGATAATCTTAGACAAGGTTATAGAAAAAGCACACATGGTAAAGATGGCGGTGCATATGATAGAGGTATTTTAGCGGCAAGCTTGAGAGGTGTTGTTGCAGACGGCGATTACAAGTTTACTGTAGGCAGTGATTTGCCATATTCTGCACACATGGAGTTTGGTACTGGACCAGCAGCAGGCAGACCTGCATATCGCCCTCCAGACGGAAAACTCGGACCTTGGTCAAAAAGCAAAGGTAAAGATGAAGATGCAGTACAGCAAAGCATAATGAGGTTTGGTACACAACCTCGTAGATTTTTAGGTAGGGCGTTTGTAAAAAAGAAAGGTATTTTGCCTGAAAGATTTGCAAAAATATTAGCTAGAAAAATATCTATGGCGGCTCAAAAAAACATAAAAGTAACAAGACGATAACCAGATTGCGCACACAATGTGTGCATTATTTTGCAACCCGAGTAAATATTTTTCTTTTTATATCGCCTCATGTGTGCGTTATTTGTGGCAGACGAAAGTAACACTGGTTGGAAAGTCTACCGACCAGAGTGGTATAATGACAGAGTAATGGAGACATACATCTCCGCTCCTATCGTCGATAAACAGAACGATATGATACCTACTGATACTATCAAAGAAGCTATGGATTTTTACATGCGCTACGGCGTATATTCATACCGTCATGAAGAGATGCCAATCGGACTTCCCCTGGCTTACAAAATAAAAGACGGTAAAGTCAAGATTAGAGTTGGAATACACAGTAAAATCGGAATGCACGATAAAGTGTGGGATGAGATTAAACAATACGGACACACAGGAGCAAGCAGCATACGTGGAGAAGCCACAAAACAAGAGAAGGTTTGTCAATCAGAAAACGACTGCCACAATCGTATAAACGAACTTTCTCTTTGGAGCATATCTTGGGTTGGCGATAATCCTGCTAACCCAGAGGCAAAAGTCACGGATGTTGCTATGGTCAAATCTAAAAGTGTACAAGTCACTTTAGATGAGATAGAAGGCATGGTTGAAAAAATCATAGAGCGTAAAAAAGGCAAATACTGTTTGTACGCTAAAAAGGACCGAAGGCTTCTGGGTTGCCACGATACCAAAGCTGGAGCTATAAGGCAGGAAAGGGCCATACAAGCGAGAAGATTCAGTAAATCTGATTTACTCAATGACCTTGTTACAAAAGTAGAAAAGTACAAGATACCAAATGGCGTAAGAGAAGAAGCGCTGGCAGGCCGAGAGCTACGTAAGAAGTTTGGATATGGCGGCGGTAAAGTTACAAAAGCAATAAACGCACACTTGATAAATAAAAAATACGTATCTTATAGTATGGCAATGAAGATTCATAAGTACTATAGAAGACATGAAAAGGTAGACCCTAAAGGTAAAAACTTTGATAATAAGAAAAGACCTAGTAAGGGTTTGATTATGTGGAAGATGATGGGCGGTAACGCAGGTCATAGCTGGAGTAAGAGTTTAGAACAGAAAGTAAAAGCCGAACCATGTTGGACAGGTTATGAAATGGTAGGATTCAAAAACGAAGGAGGCAAACGTGTGCCAAATTGTGTACCTGTAAGTAAGAGTAGACATCCACAAACACCTGCAAAGCCTAGCGAGAGGCGTAGAGGTAGTACTAGAAACCCAAGAGGTTCAGCAGGCGGACAACGTGGCGGAATCAAACTTAGTGAAGCAAACATAAAAACACTTAAGAATTATATTAAAGAACATAACGAAAAAGTAGGTGATGCAAAAGGCAAGAAAGCAAATCTCGGAGCATTAAAAGCAGTATTCCGTAGAGGTGCAGGCGCATTCTCAACAAGTCACAGACCAAGTGTAAGAAGTCGTGACCAATGGGCGTTAGGTAGAGTCAAAGCATTTTTAAAATTACTAAGTTCTGGTAGGCCATCTAATCCAAAATATACTACAGATTATGATTTATTACCAAAAGAACATCCTAAATCTACAAAAAAATCTAAAGAAGAAACTGTAAGAGTAAATCCACCTAAAGGGTATCACTGGATGCAGACTAGAGAAGGTCCAGTATTGATGGAAGGAGACTACGAACCACATGATGGTGCAGTAGAGGCGTTTCCATTTACAGTATTAGAAAGCCACAAGGATGAAAGAATTATAAAAGCTGAGTATCAAGGTCGCAAAGTAGAACTTAACAAACCACGCAGACTGTCTGGAGAAAACAAAAAGTTTGGAGTTTATGTCAAAAACGATAAAGGCAATGTAGTGCAAGTTAAGTTTGGCGACCCTAACTTAGACATAAAACGTGATGACCCAGAAAGACGTAGAAATTTTAGGGCAAGACACAACTGTGATAATCCAGGCCCAAAACATAAGGCGAGATATTGGTCTTGTAGAATGTGGAGTTCTAAAAACGTATCAGATATAGTAGGCAAAGCAGAGTGTCCACCAGTTATAAAAACTGAAAAACTTAAAAAAACAAATCAACATTTAGATGACATAATGCGTATGATTAAATTTGGAACGTTTATACAGAAAAAACCAGATAAAAAACCAAAAGGTCGTGGCGGTAGACAGCCTTCTGGTACATGGATGGCAAATTGTAAACTTGCAGCAAGAAAGCTAAGTGGTTTTACAGGTGATAAATTTACTGGACCTCGTAATGTAATAAGAGATGAAGCTGCATGGTGTGCAGAACTCTGGAGAAACCCAGGTAAATTTAGTAAGCCATACAAAAAACCAGATGGTGGTGGCGGAATGACCAGTGGATTCAAGCTTAGAGATGCAGTAGGCAGAGCTAATTTTCAACCATAAAAACTAAATAACGCACACAAACCCGAGTATTTTTAATTGTTTATATAGGCAGTGCCGAATAACGCACACATGAGCGCATGCAGTTGTGGAGGTACACACGAAGCACCTACCGAAGAAATGGTAGAAGCTGAGAAAAGTGAAGCCTTAGACGAGCCAGTTATGGAATCTGACATAGATAAAGCAGATGAATTATACAAAGACATGGAAGCCACCCTTGGAAAACTCAAAGAAATCATGGCCTACCTTGAAGAAATGAAAGACGAAAAGATGGACCACGAAGAAAAAGCCGAACACGAAGAAGAGGAAGAAGAGGAAGAAGAGGAAAAAGCCGAACACGAAGAAAAAATGGAAGACGAAGAAAAGGCTGAACATGAAGAAGAAGAGGAAGAAGAGGATGAAGAAGAAAAGATGGACCACAAGAA